CGCGGGGGCGCGGGGCCGGGGGGGCCGCGGCCGGCGGTTGTTAACTTGAGATAAGTTTGGGGCTTGGGTGGGCAGACCGCTAGTGTTAGTACCCCACTCCCAAACCGCGAGGTTTTTTCAAAATTGCTCATAATCGTTACAATATTCCACTTACCCATACTTCAATTATATCATACCAACACATATTGCAAAAACACTATATGCATGATATAGTTAAAGAATAGGTTACTGGAATAGGTTGCTGGAATAGGTTACTGGTAATTGTTGCAAAGAATGTAACACGAACGGGGTGCAAAATGATACCGACAGATTGGTTGCCATTGGAAAGCGCAATGATTAAAAAGGTTAAGTTTGTTCAAAACAAATATGACCTGCGCGGTGATGTTCATATCGAATACCCAAACGGGGTAGTGTATAGGTTTAAAGATGTGCAGTCATTCAAGGTGGAGAAACTAGTCCATGCAAGCCACCCGTCTGAAGTATTCTTCAATGAGATTAGGGGGTTGTACGATAGCGAACGCGTACCTAGCGCACCACGCGTACCTAGCGAACCGCGCATACCTAGTAAGCCTGTATTATGATATATGTAGAAGACACCACAGATGATAAGCGCATAGCTTTGTTGAAAAGATTCTACGAAGACAGGTACTTAGCGCACGATGTGTTGTTCCCGACTAGGCGTAAGAATGATAGCCCGGAGTTTCATAATGACATTCTCAAATTGTTTTATTCGGATCATCAGCTTTGTCTTGCCGAAGCGTTTCGTGGAGGAGCAAAGTCCACGCTGGTCGAGGAATACACGATACTGTCTGTACTGTTCAAGGATTTCCGTTTCGCTATTATCGTGGGAAATTCGTATGAAAGAGCCTGCGAACGACTTGCGGCTATCAAGCACGAGCTGGAGAGTAACGAAGCGATTATTGAGTTATTTGGGAATCAGGTTGGTCCTACTTGGAGTGCTGATGTCATTATTCTGAGTAATGGTGCGCGGATACAGGCGTTTGGTGCTAGGCAGTCCCTGCGCGGGGCTAAGACCAAACAGAATGATAGACCGGACTTGGCGGTAGTAGACGACTTGGAAGATGAGGATATGATTGCTACTGAAGCGGCTAGGCAGAAGACGCGTAGATGGTTTGATGGGTCACTAATCCCCGCGCTGGTGCCTGATGGCAAAATACGGATGGTGGGAACGCCGTTGCACCCTAAGAGCCTACTTGAGGAGAAGCGTAATTCCCCGCAATGGAAGTCTGTGATTATACCGATTAGTTATATTAACGATAGGGGTGATGAGGTTTCGTCATGGCCGGACAGGTTCTCAATGAAATGGATATTATCCAGAAAGCAATCATTTATTGACGCGGGGGCAATAACAGAATATGAACAAGAATACATGTGCAGGGCAGAAGACGTGGCAAGTAAGCCGTTCAAGGGGGAAATGTTTCAAAGAGGAATGTTGCCCATCGGGTTTCACGCGACAGAAATCATGGTTGATCCAGCCCGCTCGGTTAATACCAAGACAAGTGCGCGCACGGGGTATGCTGCGTGGAGCTGGATTGGTAGCAAACTGTTTGTACGGGAAGCATACGGCGCGTTCCACCGCCCGGATGAAATCATTGCTGAAATATTTAAATTGAACGAAAGATATAATCCAGTCAATATCGGGGTGGAGGCGGACGGTCTTGAAGAGTTTATTATGCAGCCCCTGCGCAACGAACAGGTTATGCGCGGTATTTCTATCCCCCTATCCCCGCAACGCGCACCAAAGGATAAGGTGGGATTTATCTCGGGGTTGCAACCATTCTACATTGCTGGGCAAGTAACCCATGTTGGGGAATGCAGGGATTTAGAGGTTGAGCTGGTTAATTTTCCAACTGGACGTTGTGACGTTCCAAATGCTTTGGCTTACGCTCTAAAGATGCGAGTTGGTAAGCCTGTATACGAAGATTTTAATCAACAGCATATTGCTGAACGTTTAGAGGTAAGCAACAGGGCGATCAGGTATTTAGCCGTGTCGGCTACACCTTCTATGACTGCGGCGGCTCTAATCCAGTTCAGAGACGGCAACTTGTATGTTATAGGTGACTGGATAAGGAACGAGCCTGCGATTGAAGCTCTGCCCATAATATTGCAGGAAGCCACACTATTGGCTGGTGAATATACGGTAGTGTCACCCACGGAACAGTTTGATAAATATACCAATAACGGGATACCTGCGGTACTACGCGCGAGAGGTGTTAAGTATATGCGTGGACATTTAGCGGCTCAGTCTATAGGAAGTTTGTCTAAGTACTTGAACGCCACGAGGAAGGGGTTACCAGCTTTTACAGTGTCACTTAATGCTAGATGGGTTGTCAATGCCATGTCAAGGGGTTACGCTAGAAAGCTACAGCCAACAGGGGGGTATTCCGATTTTCCAGAGAAGTCCCAGTACTCCTTGATTATGGAAGCTATAGAAAGTTTTACAGGTTATATAGGAAGTGGTATGATAGAAGGAGATGACGAATTAACTAGATCATACACAGCGGGGGGGAGACAGTTCTTTTCCTCTCTACCACAAAGGAACAAATAAGGGAAAACCGCTTTAGGATTAGCATGGCTTACAAAATAGCATTTATAATATTTATACTAAATTTCATGCAAATATCCTTTTTGTTTGGAGAACGTCATGGTGAACGGGCAATGTATGTAAAGGTCTTTAGAAACTGCGCGGCGTCTAATATCAATCCTTTGGATTGTTTGAAATACGTTGATACAATAATTGGGGAAAACAAATAGTGACAAAAGGAACGGACAACAAAGAAGAACCATCCTCTATCCCTGTTTGGGAAGATCGTACGAAGGAGTGGCTTGATGACGACAAGGTAAAGAAACAGCTTGGAGAAATATATTCCAGCGTTGTCTCTGGCTTTGATGATAAGGAAGAACAGAAAGGTGTTATCGAACGTGCATGGGATATTTATAATTGCGAACTTGGTGAAAAACAAATGTATTCTGGTGATAGCAAGGTATTCCTACCCATTGCTCACGATTCTATCGAAGCTCGTGTAACAAGATTTAGCAATAGTGTCTTTCCTGAAAGTGGGCGTTACAGTGAGGTTTTGAGTAACGATGCTTCCATTCCTTATGAAACAATGTCACTCCTTGATCATTATGTAGAGCAATGTAGTTTGCGCGATTTGATTATTCCTTCCCTTATACGTTCTGGGGATATTAGCGGACAATATTCTTTATTTGTCGGTTGGTTAAAAAGAACCAGACATGCAATTAAGAAAAAACAAATTTCTGCTATGGGTGATGAAACCGTTGGGGAAGTCCCCAATACTGGAACCGTAGATGATATTGAGATTGAAGAAGTGGACGATAGTCGTCCCGACGTGTTCGTTCTAGACACCAGAGATTTACTTGTATTGCCAGCGTCTGTTGATGAAATAGAAGACGCCGACATAGTGGCTGTAGCACTAAGATGGTCACGCGGAAAGATACAAAAGATGATAGAAGACGGTGACATTGACGAAGCGGCTGGAGAAGAGTTGCTTGACAATATGGGATCATCCGGGGGTGGAAAACAATTTGACCATGATAAGAAAGCCCTTAATTCAGCTGGCATAAAAACAGATTCTAAGGGCAATAAGAACGCCCTAGTATTTATGATATGGGCAAATATTAAAATTGGTGGTAAACGTAGACGTTGCATGGCATATATGTCCGGACCAGATTCCATCCTATCATGTCGGCGCAATCCTTACTGGTCAGATAGGATTCCCGTATTAAGCCAAGCATCACTAAAGGTTAATGGATCGTTCTGGGGTAAAAGTCGCGTACAGGTTATTGAGGCTGTAATATATGCCGCCAATGATGCTTTTAATATGGGACAAGACAGTATCAAATACAGTCTAATGCCAATCACATGTGTTGACCCTGAAAAATTTCAAAGAGTATCCAGTGTTATCCTTGAGATGGGATCAATCTGGTTAGGCCCACCAGACTCTATGAAAATTATTGAATTTCCAAATAGATGGCCCGATGCAGAGCGTGTTGTCGCGGAATGTCGAGACCAAATTATGCAGTCTTTGGGAACTAACACGGCTATGCTACCTATGGGCGGAATGGGAAAGAAACCTACTCAAGCACAGATAGGACAAGAGCAGCAGGTTGCCCTTGAATCTACCGCAGACGTGGTTAATATATTAGAAGTTGGAATATTAGACAAGCTTTTGAGGTGGTTTTATGAGATGGACTATCAATATCGTGATAAAGATATTCACGTTCGTCGCTTTGGTCCTGTGGGTATGCAGGCGGAAATGCAAGCCGTTCCACCAAGTGGTGTCGACACACACTACACATTCAAGTGGTATGGCACGGAAGGTGCGAAGTCGGTGCAACAAATCCAACAAATGATCTCCTTACTCGGAGTTATACAGAAAATGCCTCCAGAAATGCTCAACGGAAGACGCATTGATGCTGGTCCTATCATTGAGCAAGCATCTAATGTAACGTTTGGACCAAGAGTGGCACCAAAAGTACTTATTGATCAGAGACACGACCTCATAATGCCTCCTGAACAAGAAAATACCATGTTAGTGCAGGGTTTCAATGTTAAAACCTCTCCAGCTGATAATCATCCACAACATATTCGCTCACATCATGAGGCGGCAATGATGACTGGAGATCCTACAGGAGCTATCAGGACTCACATGGCTGAGCACGAGGATGACATGAAACTGGCACAGCAACAATCAATGCAACAGGCGGGCGGCGGCAACCCCGGCGCGCAAAAACAACCACCAACTGGACCGCAAAACCCACCGGGAGCTGTGACGCCAGACAAGATGGGTGGACAAATTCCACCTACGGGCGGTTAATAAAATTGACGTATCCTATCAATGTGATAATATAGAGATATAACTACCGTCTTATTGGCGTAACCAATTAACCGTGTAATAGACGTAATCTATGGGGAGAAATGATATGGCTGGATTTGAAGAAGACACTCTGTTAGCAAGTATTAGTAAAGAAATTGCAATTGATAAGGGTGAGACAGAAGAAAAAAATGAAGAAGTTTCTACTGATGAGGGAACTGAAGAGGGTGATGAAGATAATGGCGAAACTAGCGTTGATACTGATGAAGAGGTTGGTAGAGATGATGAGCCAGAGGTTGTTCAGGCTAAACCCAGTCGCGCCAATGATACAATCCGCGCCCTTAAAGAAGAACGCAAGGCAGACCGCCTTGAGAAAGAGAAATTAATTGCCGAACGTGCTACATACGCCGCTCAACTTGAGAATATTAGGCAGCAGCAGCAACAGCAGCAGTCAAACGCTGATCGACGTGCTGAAGAAGATCGTCTCGCTTTACTTGACCCTCAAGAGCGTGCCATTTATCAAGCAAATGAAAAGGCTAATAGTCTTGAGCATCGCCTTAATCTCATGCAAATGCAAATGCAGGACAACACTGATAAGGCTATATTTCATGCCAAGTCTGCGCATGATGAGACCTACGCTAAATACGCTGACCAAGTTGAAGAAATGTACCAAGAAGGTCTTAAACGTGGCGTTACAGCTCCTAGAGAAGAATTACATAGCCTTATCCTCGGACGGGCACTTAAAAAAGATATGGCGGCTAAGCTCTCTCAGAAGAAAGCCACTGCCGGCAAAAGAATTGACACGGTTACTTCCAAACCTGCAAGTGCAAGGGGGGATGTAGCCGGGTCAAGACAGGGCAAGTCCGAGGAAGATCGTCTTCGCGGAGTGCTAATTTAGGGTCGGGGCATGGTGCTCCTATCAAACCAACTAGGGGGTCACCAAAATGACTTTATCTAATCCATCATCATCATTTTCTGCGGATATTAGCAATTTTATCCAAAAGAAAGTACAACCACTCGTCCAGCGTCAGCTTATTGCTTATGCTTTTGGCGATCAACTACGTCTGCCAAAAAACAGAGGTACTACATATACAGCTTCTCGCTATGACCGTATTCCTTTGCCCTTTGCTCCTCTTAATGAAGGTCAGCCTTCAGTGGGACAGTCGCTATCTCTGGCACAAGTAAGTGCTACAGCCCAACAATGGGGCGATCAAGTCACTATCCCAGATATTGGAGAAATGACCATTGAACACGACTTGTTTAAAGTAGCAATCGGCTTAGTTGCTATGCAACAAGGTGAAACTGTCGAACGCAATACTATGAACGCACTGCTCGCTGGTACGCAAATCAACTATGTTAATACCCGTGGTGCTCGTGCTTCACTTATTACTGGTGACGTTCTCAGTCCGCATGAAATCAACCGTGCCGTTGGTGCTCTTCGCACTATTGGTGCTCCTGAGTTCAACGGGCAAACAGAAGAAGACACTAAAGTTGTTGCCGGTAAACCTTCGAAAGCTTCCGCTAATCCTTCGGGCAATTCTCACTATGTTGCTATGGTTCACCCTCAGGTTGAGCAAGATATGCGCGAAAACTCTACCGTTGTCACAGCTTGGTCATACAGCGATATTAATCGTTTGTATAACAACGAGTTGGGCGAATGGGGCGGTGTCCGCTTCTGCCGTAGCAACTTAATCCCATCATTTACTGGAGCTGCTACCGTTTCTGCTTCCCCAGTAACCAGTGGTGGTGCATTGCCTGATGCTACTTACTATGTAAAAGTAACTGAAGTTGACGCGATAACACAAATGGAATCTGTTATTCACCAAGTTTCTGGTGCTGTAACTATTTCTGGCGGTTCAGGTGCCGGCTCTATCACTTTAACAGCCCCAACCACGACAAACGGTCGCACTGTTAACGTGTATGTGTCAACAGCTACAACTACCCTTACTTTGGGCAAATCGGTTCTAGGTCCTACTTCTGGTCCTCAAGCTGGTCAAGCTGTACAAATCCCATCAGGTTCTGCTGTGGTTATTACGGCTCTTGGAATGGCTCAAACCCCTCCTGCAGCCCCAGCAACTGGTGTCGTTGTATTCCCTACATTCATTATCGGACGTAGTGCTTACGGTATTGTTATGTTGGATGATGTTAAATTCTTCTACCTGAAAGATGCGGATAAATTGGATCCTATGAACCAATTGCGTATCGTATCATGGAAGATGATGTACGGTACTATAATTCTTAACCAAAACTTCTTTATGCGTATTGAATCTACAACCGCATTTAGTTCTTCGTTCGGTTAAGGGATACGGTGAGTTATAGGGCGCACCCCTTATAACTCACCACCTCTTTTAAGGTGTGCAAAAGGAGAAGATAATGGCTGAAAAAGACAAAGAACTGGAAGATAAGATCCACTCGTCATTTCTTTCAGAAGAAGAAAAAGAGAAAATTCAGAAGCAGGTTATTAAAGAGCTTGATGATGAAAACAAAAAGCGCGTAGCTGCCGACTATAAGGCAGCACTAATAAAAGCCGCCAAGAGAAGGGCTTTATTTTCCAATGCGGATGAAAGTGCGG